GGCTTTGCTTAATAAATTAAGACTCTGCTCATTGGTGTAATTTGCGAGTGATGATACTACAAATGACATATTTTTATTTTTTCTTTAGTTGTTGTGCGATTTTTACAATGTTTGCAAATTGTTGTTCTTTTTTGCTTAAAGTCTCGGGTGCTTTTGTTGGTTCAGCACTTGGAAGATTTGCAACCTTCTCTACTAAGTCAACGGTTTTAGAAAACATTTCACTTTGTTTTTCTAATTTAGCAACTACACTTTCAAATTGTGCAGTCAATAAAGCGATTTTGCTTTCTAAGTTACTTACTACCTCGTTGAATTTTTCAATTGTTGCAAATTCTTTTGCAGCTTCGATTTCAACTTCAACTTCTGCAGTAGGTTCTACGATTTCAGTTACGATACCAGCAACAGTAGTTACAAGTGTACCACCTTCTACTTCGTGTGTAGCGTCGGGAGCTGGGATATCGCCTTCGGCAGTTTCTACTAAGATAGCAGTTCCTACAGAAAGTTCACCTTCCCATTTGATTACCGTTCCATCGGTCAAAACGGCACTTGCCATTTCAACTGATACCGCATCGTCAAATTTTAACATTGAGCGGATTTCTTGGATTAAACTTTTAGAGTCCATTTTTATATATATTAGTTTTATGTTTTATTTGTTGCGTTTTTTATTTGCCATTCCACTTCGACAATAGTGATTTCAAGTCTTCTAAAATTTTATCTTCTTCTATAGGTTCTACAAAATCAAAAAACCCTTCTACACTAAACCCATTCCAAGTTCCATCTTTGCATTTTTCCCAATTTGCATCGTCTTCAATAAAGTAACTAACAAACCAACTACCATCTTTTGCATCATCAAATCCTTTTGGTGGCATTATACCACGTTCAAAATCCAATAAATAAGATTCAAATAAAACGCATCCGTCTATTGCCTTATCGTGGTCAACATTTACACTATTGTACTTGTTGTTTTTCGCCCATTTTTTAGCAATTTTATAAATGGTTTCTTTGTCAAAGACCACGTAATATTCACCACGCATATCGTCACGACGATAAATTGGCAAATCAGCCAACATCGCAGCACCTGAAATAATCCTTTTTTCTTCATTTTGAATAGCAAATTTTCTACGCTGATTGAAAGCCATAAAATCTTTTTCAATTGCTGGTTTGTCAACTAAAGAAATAAATTCTACGCCACTTTCTAAATCGTCCTCAGATATGGTCAATTTGTAAATAGGTAAATCCATATAATGTATATTAGTTTAATTTAAATTTTGTTGCGTTATTCTACTACACTTACACTTTGATTGTTGCTTACACGCTTCTGTGTGCGTGAAATATCGCCTTCGGTAACGTACACTCGTCTATCTTGTGTTAACTCATTACCATTGCCTAAACTTGACATTCTTGGTGCAGCCATTTGTGTAACTTCACCACCACCAGCAGCACGATTTCCACCAGCACTTGGTGTGGTTTTACTTTGAAATTTAGTATCGCTAATTTTCTTTAAGTTAGCTAAACCAAATGCAAGTGCAGCCCCAGCCTGAACGTACGGGTAAGCTGGAAATATTGCAGTTATTGGTGATTTGTTTGCAGTTGTGAATGCACTTTGTGTACCTTCAATTGTTGACATTATTGTACTTGCATATTTTAACGCCTTGTCAATTTCAAACGCACGTTTTTGCGATTCTTCACTATCACTGGCAAAGGCTTCATTTAATGAAGACAAAGCACTCAAAGAACTATTTGCTATATTATAAATACCTTCTTGTTTATTCTTTTCACGTTCTAAATCATCGGCAGCTTCTTTGTCTTTTATTGCTTTTCTCTTCTCAAAAATTTGAGTTTCAATTTCTATAGTTGCATCACCACTATCTTGAACAGAAACTAATTTTGCCTCAAGATTTTCAACTTCAAGACGTGCAACTTCTTTTTCAATTTCTTCTTTTGTTTTACCACTTTCTTTTGCAATCAAAATTTGTTGTGCGTAGTATTCGTCGTAGCTTTTTAAAAGAATTTGATTTGCTGCATCAGTATCTGTTTGTTGTTGAGCAATTAATTTTTCGGCTTCTGCCTTTATTTTCAAATCGTCTGCCTTTATTTTTTCATTAAAAGCAGTTTTTTGAGTTATTCTATCAACATCTAATTTTGCTAAATCTTCATTTAGTTTTCTTTGTTGTGAAAGTCTTTGTTTTGGGTCAGTAATTGCACCAATTAATCCTTGTTCTTTTTTAATTGCATTTTCTTTTGCACTTAAAGAAAGTTCTGCATATTTATTTTCTATTACAATTTTTTCACGTTCTGTTAAAACCAAATTAGAAACTTCTTTTGCCTTTGCTTTTTCAAGTGCAATTAATTGAAGATTTAATTTATTTTGAAGTGTAGAATTTTGCCTTTCGTAAGCGTCGTTTACTGTTGTTGTAACTTCAGCAACTTTTGTTTCACTTTTAGTTAAATCTTTTAAAATGTTATTATATGCTTCCGTCGCAATATTTAATAAACCTTGTGATTTAGTAATGTTTTCATTTGCTTTTTGTTTTGCCCTACTTGCTTTTGCGCCTTCATAATCTGATGTCATTAATGCCATATCAATAGCATATAATTTATCTAAAAATCCTACTTGTTCATCAACAGTTTTATTTTGTTCACGGTATATTTTTTCAGTTTCTTCAGCAATAATTTTTTCTAATGCTTGTGCTTGTGCTTTTTGCTTAATTAAATTAATATTATCAGTTATACGAGCATTTAATTGAGATAAACTATTTGCACTATTTATATTAATATCTCTTGTTTCTATTCCTAATTTATTTAATTCATTTAAGGCAACCTTTCTTTCTTTTTCTGATAAAGAAGTATCTCCAACAAGTTTTTGATATGACTTTAATTTTTCAATATTACCTTGTTGTGCTGCAACTGCATCCCTGGTTGCTGCATTGACTTTGATTTGTTCTTCACTTACACCACCCAACGCTTCTTTGATATCGTCCCAATATGTAATTAGCAATCCTAACCCCACAACCAACGCACCAATACCGGTTGCAATTATAGCCCCTTTTAAAGTGCTAAATGCTTTTATAACTCCTTGTAGTGTATCTTTTGCAAGTGTGGTAAATTGTTGTTGTACTTTACCAAGTCCTTCAAGCCCTTGAGCCAATGCCATCGCACCTTGTACTTTTACAAGTGTCTTTTGCAAATCTTCACTTTCAGAACCAAACAAAGCCATTGCACCTTGTGCTGCTGCAAAACCACTTGCAACCCCATTAACAACCGTTTGTACACGTGCGAATTTGTCAGGATTTAACGCTTTTATTCGGTCGTTAAAATCCTCCATTTTATCTGATAAGTCAGCAACTTTTTGTTGACCAGCTAACGCTTCAGCAGAAAATTCGCCAAACGTAGCAACTAATTGTTGAGCCTCGTTTTTAGCTTCTTTTAATTGTTGTTTAAACGTTTTTACGGTTTCTGTTGCACCACCTTTTGGGGTTACTTCTATTTCTATTGCTGCGGTTGATTTTGCCATTGTTTTGTTTTAAGGTACTATAACGTAATATTGTGTTCCTGTTGAAATAAATTGATGTGCTTCTTTATTATTGGTAATTGTGTGACTTGTTGACGTATCTATTAAAATAGAACCATCACCAGCAGTTACAGTTATTGTATGTGGACTACCTAATTTTTTAACGACAAATATTTTGCCTTTGTTTGCTGATGGGTTAGGTAAAACTATTGATATGTTGCCAGTCATATCGCATACAATTAAATAGTCATCGTATAAACACGTATAAGGGCTATCGGTGTTGTCAATTTCAATTACATTACCACCACAACTATAAGCCCCCATCTGTGGGAAATTTTCTACATAGAAACGATTTGATTCTGTGATAGAATAAGTATCGCAATTTATCGCCGTTACACTTTCAAAATTAATTGGGATGTTTACTTGTGTACCACCTAAAATAGTGTTTGCGAATTTACCTTGCGAAACGTGGTCATTGCCTACGGTGATATTGTCTTTTGAATCTAAACCACTATCACCAATGTTTACGCCCCCAGTAGTTACGCCCGTGAATCCAACTGGTTTGCCGAATGGGTATCTATCACCAAAAATATCAGTAACTCCTAATCCTACATTCTTTTTGTTTGAAGTTGTTGGTTCATAATAAGTCACTAAAAGAAATTCACATAGATACACGCCTTCTTGCAAAGGGTTGTAATCTGTTATTTTGTTAAGTCTCCAATATTGACCCTCAAAGAAATATAGGTCTTTAAATTTAATGTTAGCCCATTGATACGGATTGATACGGAAATATCCTTTGAAAACTTTGCTATTCTTATCGGTAATTTCTCGAATTGTTTTATACCAATATACATTAACAAGGTTTTGGTTTGAGTAATTTAACCCCATACTTGTAATGACATAGTTTGGCATTCCAAAATTTAGGTCAAATTGCATATTATCAGTATCGTCAATGTGCAGCGTTAACGGATATTTAGTAAAATTAGGTGTGTTTGTTGGCGTTGTATTGTACACTTCATATAAAGATGTAGTCTTAACTCCCCCAAAATATAGACATCTAAGCTGTCCTTTGTCATTATTTGCGTTTAATATATACGAATAATATCTACTATTGTCTTGAAAAATCATTGTAGGCGCAAATGTGACTTCTATTTTCTTTTCTTGTTTTACAAAATCATTGTCTAAACGGATTATTCTATCACCATATATACGTGTTGTACTTTGTTTGTATTCAGTATTTCTATTGTCTTGACCTTCTTTGTAAGTAAATACATAGGGGTTTGCTTCTAAATCACCCATTGGAACTATTTGTACGTTCTGCGAATAGTCAAGTAAATGAGTCCAATCTTGAGTAGTGCCATTGTAAAATTCGTCACGTGGTATAAATCGCAGTTTCTTAGGGTTATCGCTATCTTGTTCAATATACAAGTTAAACATTTTAACAAAGTTAAATAGTAATTCTTTTTGTGTAAAGTCGCCACTAAAAAACTGCGAAAAATCTAATGTGTTTAAATATCCGTAATTAAATGCTGAAATACGATTAAAAAAATAGTTATCATTTGCATCAAGTGATAATGAAGATAATAAATTATAAAAATTTCTACCTGAAAATTCAATAAATTTAATTTGTATTTCATCACCTTGAAAACATTGTAATGATTCAAAAGATGTTGAATCAAACGACCAATTATTTACTACACTATTTGTTGACGGTATGTAAATAGTCCTACTTAAAACACCATTTCTATATACGCCAAACCCCAGTCTTGATGTTTCCGCAGAAATCAAACCACTTGGAATACTTGCACTACCTTTAATTGATAAATAAAAATCATAGGTTGCAGTAATTGGTGAAATAAACTTATAAGTTGACGTATTATAATTTCCCCCATTGTCAAAGTTGCCACCAGTTGAGTCGTTGTTAAATGGCACTAATTGATTGAATGTAGTAAACGTAATTGTTGTTGTGTTTGCTGATTGAAATAAACGATTATTTGCCGATGTTTCATCAGTATTTAATCCAAAATTTGTAAATGGAATAATTAAACGTTTAAACCTATCAGTTGTAAAAAATGAATCACTCGTATATTGGTAGCCAGTAGTTGACATTATTTTGTCGACTATTGTCTTTGCATATAAACAAGGTATATGGTCATCTACTCGCCATTGATTTGTTTTAGTGTTTTTGCTTCCGAACTTATTTAGCATTTGTGCGTAAACATAACCTTCACCATAGGCAAAGGCTTGTGAACTACCATTTTTTATTATTGACGTATCCCAACTATTTGTGACGTTAGTATCTGTTAGCGTGTGATTGTATTCGTCAAAGTTTAATTCACTTAATTTGGCATTTCCCAGCGTTGTAAACAAGTCAGCAGTCTGTCCGTGTAGTGAACATTCATATTCTATAAAATCGTGGTCTAAGACGTTTATTTGAATCAATCTAATAAACCCCCTTAACTGCTCAAAGCCATCGACCAAAACAACGACATCGGCTTTTTTGTTTGGGTTAAAGTTTGGTGCAAATTGCCCACTCCCTAAGACCGTGTGTTCAACTTCAAATATACCACCGAATAAAATGTTGTTTGTTTTTGTTCCCGGTATCTTTGCAGTCTTTGACCAATCACTACTTCTTTGTTCGGGGTTTTTAATATCAGCAATTGAACGGGTTATAAGTAGGTCGAAATCTTCGCTTAAATCGACCAGCGTATTATTGACAAATAAGTTTATCATAAGCGTTGAACCTTATCGACAAATGACAAATCGCATTCTATTGTCAAATTAAAAACTTTGTCGTTTAGCAATGTCTTTACCGAATAGTCGGTGTTAGTGATGTTAATTGCTTTCAAAACTCCATCGTCTAACAACCAAATAAAGGGTGAAGCAACCAACTCTTTTAACCATACACTTTCTTCTTCTGTTATCCAATTGGAATTAAGTGTGATTTTTTGCATTATTTCGGTGTTGTAGTTACTGATACTTCTTGCACTGGTCTCGTAGGAATAACTTGAACCTGATAATTGATATTGTGTTTGCTTATAAGTTTTTCTTTGTATAGTAAAGTTGTCTTTTCTGACCCTATTAAAGCGAAATGACTCGATAGCCCCGTATCTGTTGAGGAAGTAAACGTCATTATTTGCATACTTTGTACATTCATCTTTTATAGTAATAGTGTATGTTTCACTTGTTGAGCCAGTACCAACTGCCTTGACCTCTAAATAGGTCGCACCACTTGCTGGTATAATTGGAATCCGTATAACCGAATCAGTTATACCACTTAGTAAAATTATTTGTGTTGTTGCTGCTGGGAAAGTTTTAATTTCTACACTCGCAGCGTTACCACGCCAAAAGTAAAGCCAGTCTTTTTGATTTTGATAAATGGTTTTACTTCGCATTGTTGTTAAAAACTCGGCATTCTTTGTGGTGTTTATTTTGTAGTCATTCTCAGCAAACGAAACAAAGTCGATAGGATTTAAAGCCATATTATACGCAGTTAACCCCGTGACGTTGGTTGCACCACTTACTTCGATAATTGGTGAAGTTGTGCCAGTTGAATACTCGTAACCAAAATTTACCTTGTAAGGAATGTAACTATTCGGGCATCCACTCACAGACGTATCGTCAATGTCCCAATCTAAAGTAACAAAGTTTTCAATTAAACGCCCAATGTTAAATACACTTTTGTTTGTGCTATTGGGATAGATAGGTGCTTTTAACCGTGCAATTCGTGTTGTATTTTGAAATACATCGGCAATGAATTTAAAGTTTGGCTTTGTGTAAATAGCACTATCACTCTCAGTAATGACAAAATTTAAATCATTATATGCTGGTGCGTTATTATCGGGTTTTTGATTTACAGTAATACTCACTTTTATATATTAGCACTTTGTGATTTTTGTTGCTTTGATGAAAAAACCCCCATAGTTGGTTTAAGGTATGAGGGTTAAAGCACGATTGAAAGAACGAACACAAATATACACTAATTTATGACATAAAAAAACCCCACAACTTGTGCAGGGCTAAAAGTCAAAACTTTTGTATTTTAGAAGAACAATGCAAACCTAAACTAAATTTCTTAAATATGCAAGTACCATACTTTCAAACGTAGTACATTTTTGTAAATCTTTGTTAAACTCTTTTTGCTTACCCACGTAAAATGCAACCGTGTTTAAAAACTCCACAATAGGCATTTCTAAAATATAATCCCATTTATCACGTTTGCCTTTGCAAATTTGATTTACGAGTTCAAACCATCCTTGTATTCCATTGCTTTTGCCTTCAGACTCTCCACCATCTGACTCAAATAGGTTTGGGTAGCGTCCAACAATTTCGGATAAAGACGAGAAAAAAAAAGCGTGTAGCCATACGCTATTTGATAAGGCAAATGTAAAAATAAGTTACTGACTTCTTCAAATTGCACACCCAAGTTTTTGATTTTTTTAGGTCGACCAAATATGTTTACTTCTTCACTCAACATTGCCATAATCCTATGCAAGTTTGGAAGCGTATCTTCGCTATTAAATTGTTGAAGCGATATGAAGTGTTGACCTTGCATTTCCATTGCATTAGGAATCATTCTAAATCGCCTACCTTTTATTTTAAATCTAAGCTGAATAGTATCTTCAAACTTTAGATTGTCCATTATTGTATTGAACCTATTGAATAAGTCGTAAACTTTCATTTCTTCGACATCGTCAATATCTCTACCATCTACTATGCAAATGGTATGTATGGCTTTTTCTAAAGGTGAATAGTGGTCTATCTCTTTAAGTTCTTGAATATGTCTTATTGTTATCATTATGCGAATGCAAATATACCTTTTTTATTATGTTTTTTACAATCTACTGCAAGTGCTAAGGACATAACACAGTCATCGTGCAGTCCACTTGGTGCAGCATACTTTACTCCCGTTCGGGTGTATTCGTACTCGATGTTCTCCAATTCGTACCCGATAGGTGATTCAGGGAATGCAATAGAATTTTGTTGTATTTCCATTACCAGCCCTTCAATTATTTGTTGTTTGCTTTGTGATGTGAATCTAAAACCTTTAATGTTAGGCAATAAACGTTGTAAATTCTCAACTATTGGGTCACCGACACCAGTTGAATCCACAAACGCTGGTATTCTGCCAACTACATTTACTATTTTTCTTTGTGTTTGTTCCCAGTCAGATTGGAATCTGTCAAGATAACACACATTATTATCTTTATCCAACCCCGTTATCACAGTCCAGTCCGTATATTTCGCCAAATCTATACCAAATGCAATAGGAATGGCGGAAGATAATGGTGCATAACATCGTCGAATATTGTCTATTCCAAAAGGATTGCTCTTATCGTCTCCCGGTTCTGCAAGATACAACTCTTTAAAAACAAACTCGGGCAAATCTCTTTTTGCTTGTTCAATTTCTTCTAAGTCTAAAATGCCCTCTTTTGCAGCATCGTAGGCAGTAATCTTAAAAAACTTGTAGTCAGGTTCGCCAAGTCTTGCACGTTCACCTAATTTATAAAACCAATTCTTTTTACCTTTGACGTTACCAATTAATTTGCATTTGCCTTTTGTTGCCGTTAATGTTGTACGCAAAGCAAACCAACTTTCTTCACGCATCCTTGACGCCTCATCCACTACTGCTGAATAGACATCGTCACCGTACAAGTTGTCGGGTTTTTCTGCTGACTTAAATTCTATCCTTGCACCATTTGGTAAAATCAATGTTAACTTACTTTCATTTGTAATAAAAAAGTCCTTCACATTAATTTGGGTTTTCATTCTACGAAATGCTATCTCAGCTTGTTGATAGACCGGTGCAACCCACCACACCGCCTGATTTTCTTTTAATTTTAACGCTTGTTCAAACATCCAAATGATATGACTTGCCGTTTTTCCACACTTTGTCGCTGCTGCCGTTACTGTATAACGTTCTGGAGCGTCAAGGATGGCTTGTTGGTAAGACGTAACGAATGGACGGTTGTAAGTTATTTGCATAGTGACTTGAGTAATTCGTAGCGTGTCTGATTTATAGATTTAAGGTTGTGATATTGGTTGCAATATTCTGTATTCAAATCACCAATGTTTAGTTTAGCCATACGGCAAATACAATCATACCACGATTGCTCGTTATTCTCAGCAAAAATAACTCCTTTATTCCCCTCGTGTAGCGTATATGGTTTGACATTGGATACAATGATAGGTAAATTATAAGCTGCTGCCTCTACAATCTTTAATTCGCTTTTATACTGGTTAAAATTAGTATCTTGTAATGGGGCTATACAAAAGTCAAATAAAGAATATGAAGTGCCATAATCAGTTGGTGTTGTACCTCGAATAGTTTTGAACCAGTTAGGTCTATTTTCTATTGATTCGCCCGTAATAGTTTTCTCGCACATTTGCCATTCGTGACTTTCTGTGTGGTAACCAGCCATATAAAAGATAGCGTCGTTTTCCTCACAAAATCTTTTTACGCTATTGCCTACACGTTTCAAATCTTCAAGGTGTGTTATACCACCCACCCATCCAATAGTCAACTTCTCATTCTTTGCCTTTTCAAACGTCCATTGATTTTGGGTTAAGTCCAAAGCGTTCGGTAAAATAGTTATGTTAGCATTTATTTCTTTTACTTTCTCAGCAAGTAACGTAGTTGAACAAGTAATGTGCGTTGCGTTTAAGATAGCGTCCTTTGTTGCATTCTTAATCATTTGTTTGTAGACTCGATAAGCTGGGTTTGATTTAGGCACTACCCAATAATCATCGACGTCGCAAATAGTAGGTATGTCTAATTGGCTTAACTTCTCAAATATGTTATATTGGGCTACACTTATCCATCTATTGAATATAACCACATCATAAACGCTAAAATCAATGTTTATCCACTCAGGGGGTTTTTGTGATACGTCTACTTGAATATCGTAGTCTTCTTGCATACGAGCATATGGGGTGAATAGTCTGTGAAAACTCACCCCACTTGCACTATCCATTAATACTAATATTCTCATTCGTTTGGTAAATTGGGGATATGCATCCAATACAACGGTTCACTCACTACTATCTCAGACGTGGTGTCGTACCAATACTCACCATCAAATTTTATTAATTGATTACCAAAAGAATAGTTACCCATTACTTCACGTTCATCGCTTGGTTTTTGTTCTTCGGTTAATCTCCAACTGGCTTTCATAGTTTCAATTGTTCATCGTCTAAAATTTCGTAGAGTTTAGCCCTTGTTTCTTCAAATGCTTTGTGCGTATCGTCTGACATTGTATCAGGTGCATATTTGGTTTGACTTCTTAACCACTCGTTTAATTCCCACATTGCAGACATCCATTTTGCACCATCAACTGCACAATCAAAATCGTGTTGGTTATCAGGCAAATTAAATTCAAGAATCGCTTTCATTAAAATGGCAAATCATTTTTTGGTTTTGGTACTGCAACGTAGTGTGTAGCTTTTGACTTCTCATTCTGCTGCTTTAATTTGCCTACGTTAATTTTGACGTCTCCGTACTTGTTGACCTCAAGTTTTCCCGTTGCAATTGCTTGTTTTAATTTCTCGATGTTAATTGATACGTTTAACCCGTACTGGTTTTCCCACGCATTTCCTAAGTAAATTGTTTCTGTCATTGTTTTAAATTTAAAGTGATTATAATTGGTTCGTCTGTTTTTATATTGTTGTCAAGCGTCTCTTTAGGTTTGCCGTGTACACGTGTAACTAAAGTCTCAAGATTAAACAAAGAATTTTTGTCATGGGCTTTGACCAATGAACCCGCAATGATTTGCTCAATGATTGTATATTGACCAGTTTTATCTTTGTCTATTAGTTCAAGTTCTTGACGGTTCATTGCACACATATTCATATACGTTTGATTGATATCGTCTTTGCCGTAACCAAGTTCTTTTAATTTGGTTACTATTTTCTTTGGTCTACCATTTGGATTTGCAACTTCGCCTTTCTTAAATGGTTTTAAATTGTCTATTACGTTTGGATTATTTGCCATTACTATTTCATTACATTTTTTTGTTGTACTTCATAAAATTCAAATGCACTTCTTTTAACATCTCTTTGTGTTGTTTTTTATCGCCGTAGGCAATATGATGACCTCTGCAAAGACACATTAAGTTTTCAATCGTATCTTCTTTTTTAGTTC